ATACCGGGAGATATGTAAGATTATCGAACGATCATTACTAAAGCCGAATCCTGGTGACTCATTCCGTTCATGGATTGAGCAGTTAGTCGAAGATATGCTTGTATGTAGTGCAGGCTCATCGGAAGTATTGAAAGCTGGCGATCCTCTCAGGCCATTTAGAATGTATCCTGTAGATTCTTTCTCTGTTGATTTGTATCCTGATTGGGATGGGAAAGAGAATTCATATCGCTATGCACAGCGAGTTCACGGGCGATATGTTCATTTAAAGTCTTCTGACCTAATGTATATACGAATGAATCCGAGAACCAATACACCATTCGGACTTTCACCATTAGAAATTGTATGGGAATCGGTACAGGATTTCATTTCTGCTCACCGTTCTGCCGGGAAACAGGCTTCAAATACATTCATAAGAAAGTTAATTAACCTAGGAAGCAAAGCAGACACTAAGGCAGTAGCTGCCTTTCGTGCATATTGGGAAAATGAAGTATTGGGCCGTGGCATAAACCCTATTATCGGGGGGGAAAACCCAAGTGTCCTCGATTTGGGAGGTTCAGACGATAAAGCATTGTTTATAGAGTGGCAGCGTTTTTTGATTGAGATTGTTGCTATATCTTTTGATATCTCGCCAAAGAAACTAGGACAAACGAAAGATGTTAACCGTTCCACGGCGGACAGTGAGGATGACGACACAGATGAAACAATTAATTCCATTGCGGAAAATATTGTGGAGCATATTAATAATCACATAATTGACGGCATTTTCAAGCTTGGTGGCGTAATTGAATTCAAGTTCCATTATGCTACTTCATTGAAGGACCAGAAATTAAAAGCCGATATTGATGCGATTTACCTTGACCGAAGAACTGTGACACCAGATGAAGTACGTGATGGCCTGGCGCGTAAAGCATTGCCTAATAAACATGGCGAAGTATTAATACAACCAGGTAGTACCTCAGCTATTGATTTGAATAAAACCCAGGAAGAAATACAAGGGGAGAAGGACAAGCTGTTAAGCAATCTTCCTGAAGATGATCCGCTAAACAATAAGGACAAAACAGAAAAGGATGAATCTGACACCGCTGAAGAGTAGGTGTTTTTATTTTGCCCTGAGAGGCGGTGAGGACGTGTTTACAAGGTTTGTTTGCAGTGTTGTGAGACTGACATATCCCAGGTCATTGCCAACACCGAGAAACCGAGCAGAGCGCAGACAACAGAAATATCACGGAGGGAGGTGAGAATCTAAATGCTTAAAACATTGAAAATGAGCAACCAACGGATGCGCGTACAGGACTTCAAGTTGTCTGAAGAAGTAGGACATCCGAACAAGGTTCCATTCAAATGTGCTCTTTTCGCAGTTGACCAACCAAGTGATGGCTCACCTCATGGGGCTGGAGGGAAACGTATTCGTATTTCATCAAGTGTTTGTGACCAATATCTGCAAACCTTCGTAGGTATGGCCTTGAATATTGACTATGCCAACGGTATGGCGGACCATGATCCGCGATTTAAAGTCGCTGTGATTGATAAGGCTTACCGTTCACTTGATGGGTATGCATGGATTGATGGATACATTTACGCAAAGGATTTTCCTGATGTGGTTGCGACTATTCGTTACTACAATGGGCTGGCAGCTGAGTACAACTGGAGCGAATACCAATTTGGCGCGTCGCTCGAAATGGAAGCCGCTGTACAGGATGCAACGGATATTGAAGATGTGTTGGATGTAATTGAGTTTTGCGGTACAGGAGCAGCTATCTTGTTCGCCGAGGCCGCTGCCTATAAAACAACGAGCTTTGCTGCTCGTAATACGAAACAGAACAAGGAGGATGTTGATATGACACCGGAACAAATCAAAGCGATGGAAGACTCTATGAAGGCATTACAAGACGGTATGACTGCTATCACTGCGAGTGTGCAAAGCGTGGTCACAGAGGTGGGAGTAATTAAAACAGATATCACTAGCATTAAAGCGTCGAACGAAGAGGTTGAAAAAAAGACCGCTGAAGAACAAGCTGCTGCTGACCTAAAGGCAGCTCAAGATAAAGCGGACGCTTTAGAAAAGGAATTGAAAGAGTTAAAAGCAGCGGGTGCGCCTCCAGCAGAGCCGGAACGCAAAACATTCAGCGCGTCTGCATTATTGTCCAAGTATGGCAGTAATGCCAATCTTGCAGCCGGAGCGGAAGTGAATGATTACAAAACCTTCTGCGCTTCCGTCGATGCTCTTAATCTTCCAACTTCCGAATCTTTCAAACTTAAAATGCAGGCAAAAGCACAATTTGCTGAGAAGGAGAGTGTGTAATATATGAATAACCGCGTAGGAACAGCTGAATTCGTGACAATGGCAGCAGCAACGCAATTTCAAGGACCAGGGGCAATTATTACAGACGATTTCCAAAAAGAAATTACAGATGTATTGCGCCGAACATCTGTATTGGATGGACGACTAAATTACGTACCTGCTACAGGAGATATTTCAACTTACTATGAACAAAACACTGTTAAAGGCGGGGAATTCGTCGATCCGCGTAATCCATCGGCTGCTTCCACTAGCAATCAGCGCACACCTCATGGGGTGAAGATTAAGGCCTTGACCAACCAAGTTAATTTTGGGCATTATGATATCACTTTAGGACAACAACAAAACAACTTCCCTGAGCTTAAGGCGAAGGATTTGAACGATATGATTAACGGCATTGGTCTAGCCCACGGCAAGGCTCTTTGGAGAGGTACAGATACAGGATTGACAATCCCTACAACTCTTCAATATGTGGGCCTTGCCAATCAAATCACAAACACTTTCACTGTTGGACCAACTGCATCTATTGTATCGGGTATTCGGGCGAAAGTTGCTGCAATGGTAGCAAGTGAGTTGTACGAGCTTATGCCAACCGCTATCTATATTCATCCTATTGCTCATCACTACTTGGAAGAAGAAGAGAGAACCGCAGCCAACAATGAAACGCAAATCAGCAACATGAAGAAGACAACTGTCGCTGGTTTGGAAGTACTTGCTATTATGACTGCTGCTGGACTCTTGCCGATTATTCCAGAACCGTTTATTACTTCGTCTGTAAATGCGACGACAGCGTCGAATACTGACTATGGCATTGCAATTGTAACCGAACCAATGATTGAATATCACTACGTTGGAGAAAAGGGAATCTACTTGTTCCAATTGGGCACAACATCAAGCTTGCAAGAGCAGTATGTAGGCATCAAATACGGCGCTCCAGTAGCTAAAGGACCAAGTTACGCTCATGCGTATGGGACAATTGAACGTCCAACTATCACAGCCGTATCATAATAAAGTTTAAGTCAGGAGACGGTTAATGTGACCGTCTCTTTTCATTTTGAGAGGAGATGATTCAGTTGGCCAAATCAAATCTGGACAAGTTGAAAGATACGATTACTGAAAGTGCAGCCTTGTTAGCGCAGGCTGAGATTGGTGGAAACGGAGGACAATATCCTCAACAATCAGCAGATACTTTCAAGGAAGCGATTGAGGTAGCGGAAACATTGGCCGGTACTGAAGGGATAGAGCCAAGCCAGTTCGATGCTCAAACAACAGTGCTGAATGATGCACGTAGTTCTTTTTTGTCTACAAGGATTCCGGCAGTCCGAAAGGTTACGCTTCGCGGTACACCGAGCCAGCGCAAGGGCGCTCACACGATTCATTTTAAAAATGTGGTCGTCAACTTCGTGGATGGCGAAGCGCAGTTACCAGATGAACTAGCGGACGAGCTTACTGATGCTGGATATGTGGAATGAGTCAATATCTTGATATAACGGATAATGACTTTGTTCCGGCTGGTATCAAATTAACTGTTCCGCTTATTCTCAGGGCATCGGCAGTAATAGACGGAAGGTGCAGACGTGAGATTGGAGTTACAACCTATACCGAACGTATACCGCTTACCGATCAGCAGCGAGGGCATTTGTCCTATTACCCGGTTGTAGAGGTGAAGGAGGTAAAAGGCAGGCCGAAGCAGGGATTGATGGGTAATTTCTTTGGTCCACCAGGATTCGAATCAATTTCTGATATCAGCACGATTAATGTAGACAAGGATATTGGAACAGTCTGGTGTGGTTATTCTTCTTTCGGTTCAGCGTATGCAGAGCTGGAAGTGACGTATACCAGCGGTTGGGAGACTATTCCCGATAAGGTCAAGGTTGCATGCGGACTTATCGTAGCTCAGTTGGCTAGTAACCCGAATACCAATGTTAAGTCCAAAAAGGATTTTGATTATAGTATTGAGTATTTTGGTAACAGCATGATTACACCAGAGATAGCCGACCTGCTTTCAGAGTTCGAACATAGGTCATTTAGGTAGGTGATGAAAGTTGTTCTATGAGTTCTCACACCGCCATACGCCGTGTGTGGTGGACGGAAACGAAGATGTAGTGATTCTATCAAGGGAAACCAAAGCGACGACTGTAATGGGCAAAGAATACGTCTATAACGGTGTATTCTCGCCTGAATCACTCATTAATCGTGGTTCTTTGGTGCAGACAGAGGACGCATTCCTGGTTCTCACCTTAAGAAAAACAGTAGACCAGGACAACTACTGTTCTTTGGTTAAAACGAATGCTGTGGTAGAGGTGCAAAGATACCAACAAGCTTACGATGCAAATGATAATCCGGTGGGCGCTGCTAAATTTACATCGGTCGCTGCTGATGTTGTTTGTTCTGCACTGTATGTCACAGCACAATTGCGACAACAGGAGCCGGGCTTGCTGCCGAGTACTGTGTTTACCTTGCAGTTACAGACGACAGTCGATGTAAGAGACCCTCAAGACTCAAGTCTATCCGCGCCTGAACGGATTGTAATGGGCGGGAAGACATACCAGGTAGATGTGGTAGATAGGATAAAGTATCCTAATCTGCTGCATGTCCAGCTTTCAGAGGACCGCCGATGATTACAGGGTATGATTCAGCGAAAGCGGCGAAGGATCTGGAGAATAAGCTCGCTGTTGAAATTACCGGGCTAACGAAACTGGTCATGCTGACAGCCAAAAGCGGCATACGGTACTATCCGGCAGTTCGGGACCACTTGGAAATGCACATGTTTGTCCTGGCGAATCAGATGATTTCAGGCGACATCACCGCTGATTACTGGCAGGCGTGGCTTGAACAATTCGGTAAAGGCTCCAAGATGGCAGACAGCAGCCAAAATCCCGGTTTAATAACCTACATGAATAGTGAAGCATGGAACCGACTGAGGTCCAAAGGTGATCGTATTATTGTAGGTCGTTCCCGTGGAAAGTACCGGGCGATTGACGGTACCATGAAGGAATCAGGTGGGGGATATGCTGGGGTGGACTTGGAGGAGCTTGCGGAGCGCGGTGACATCGATCCTTCATTTAGGGCCACACCACCAACCTACTTCCTGCGTATTGCAATTCAGTCTAACCGG